CGCTCTATTCCCTATATCCCAAACGCCACCCAGCGTGGCCGTAACTGGCCATGATTCGCCCCGACTGGAAACGATCACGCCCGACCATGCCGAAACGCGCGCCGATGAAATTGCTGGGTTTGCACAGGACGTACTAGGCATTGAGTTATTGCCGTGGCAGTACCGCGTGGCGTCTGGGTTTACGGCCATGGACGAGGCCGGCGATTACTTGCGTCGTATTGGTTATTGTTCGGTAGCGCGCCAGAACGGTAAGAGCCAATTAATGGCCGCGTGCCTAGGTCATTTTTTAACGGTTGAGGCCCCGCGTAGGGGTACGCCCCAGGTGGTTATTTCGGTAGCGCATAAATTGGACCTGGCCGTTTCTATGTTTAAGTATTTGGCCCCGTTATTGGAGGTTCGCTACGGGGCTAAGGTTTCATGGTCCTACGGACGTAATGAATTAGAGATTCACGTACCTAATCCAGAGACTGGCCAAATGACAGGCCCCCATAGGTGGCTAGTCCGCGCGGCGACACCCCAGGCGGGCCACGGTTACAGCGCCGATCTAATTCTCTTAGATGAGATCTGGAGCATTTCCGAAGCGGCGATAGACGAGGGACTACTTCCGACACAACGCGCCCGCAAGAATCCGCTATGTCTAATGTTCTCTACCGCTGGTACTGAAGCCTCTACGGCTATGATCCGTTGGCGATCACAAGGCCTACGCCAAATTGACGCCGGCGATATTGGCCCTATGTATTTCGCGGAATGGTCACCACCTAGTTCTGTGGATCCTATGACCGTTGAGGCCTGGCAATACGGAAACCCCAGCATGGGTTATTTCCTACCTGTCTCTGTTCTAGAAGCAGAGGCTAAAGCACCAAACCGCCAGGCGTTTCTACGCTCCAGCGTAAACCTATTTACCTCTACCGCTAACGGCTGGTTAGAACCTGGCATATTCGCCGGCTGTCACACGTACGACGATCTACCGCCAGGGGGAGTTTTAAGCGTGGACAGTTCTACAGATTCGGCGCATTACGTAGGGGTTCGCGCTGTACAAATGGGCGACAAGGTAGCGGTAACCGTTGAATTCCAGGTAGACAATTTGGCCGCATGTTGGAAGAATATCGAGACGCTACTAACAAACCAAAAAACGCTATTTCTGTCTATTCCCCCGTCGTTAGAAATGTCCTGCCCGCAGAAATGGGAACGCCGGCGCAATATCGTAGGGTTCCGCGAGTTAGGCAAATGGACGCAGTACGTCCGATCGCTTATTACTGAGGGCCGGCTAGTTCATACTGGCGAGGTAACGCTTACCGAACACGTAGAGCGCGCCGTCGCGGTAAAGGTGCAGTCCTCGTTTAGTCTTTCGTCGGCTCGTTCGCCTGGGCCTATTGAATTGGCGCGCTGTATGGTTTTCGCCGCCGCGCAGGCGTCGCGTACAGTTAGCAATAGGAAACCCGCGCTAGTTGTGATCTAGCACTAGCATTAGTTCGCGCTAGCGGTGGGCAGTTCGTCGGGGACAGGTCCGCCGCTAGCGTTCCCCCATTACGCCGTTGTTCTGCCCTACACTCTCGCTATGGCTCTATTTTCGCGTAATAAAACCGCCGCTATGGCTACTTCAATGGAACCACCCGTTAAGGCCGCAGTCGGATACAACGCTGGCGCTGGACAGATTGGCAATTTTTACGCGTACCTAGACGGCGACGCCCGCGCTCGCGCTATGTCAGTACCGACCATTTCCCGCGCTCGTGATCTCATCGCGTCTATGTTCGCTTGTCTACCCGTCCAGTTTTACCGTGAACAATGGAACGGTGAAGAAATGGAACCGTACCCCATCGCGCCCCGTAGTTGGGGCCGGCGAATGGACCCAACGGTTACTAACAATTTCCTAATGGCCTGGACGTTTGACGACCTGTTCTTTTACGGGCGCGCGTTCTGGCATGTACAAAGCAGAACTACCGACGGTTTCCCCGCGTCGTTTACCCGTTTACCTGCCGCAATGATCACCACCCAAGACCAGACAGGCCCTGTCTGGTTTGGGCCATCCGACCAGATCCTCTTCTCTGGATTACCTGTAGATTCTCGCGACGTAATCCAATTCATTAGCCCTATCCAGGGAATGCTTTACACATCCCAGCGGACCATTACCACCGCGCTATCGCTGGAAAATTCAGTAGAGCGGAATAGCCGGTCGGCCATACCCGCCGGCGTATTGCGGCAGGTCGGAGGCGAACCGTTAAGCCCAGCCGAACTAGGCGAAATGGCCCACGCATTTAACGAAGCCCGCATGACAAACCAGACCGCGGCGCTAAACGAATTCCTAACCTACGAAGCCACAACGGCAACGCCCGACAAAATGCTATTAGTAGAATCTCGCCAATTCCAGGCGCTGGAACTCTCCAGAACGGCCAATATCCCGCCGTACCTCGCAGGAATCGCAGTAGGCGGATACCAGTACCAGAACGCCGACCAGGCTAAACAAGATCTCTATTTATTTGCGGCGAAAAATTTTATTTCGTGCTGGAATGAAACAATGAGTAGCGACAACGTACTACCACGCGGTACCTACGTACGCCTAGACGTGGATAGTTACCTAACCGAACTAAAAGTAGGCGAAGCCACTATGGAAATTCGCGACGATATTGAGACGCCAACAAATAACCAAACAATTAACGAAATGGAAAACGACTAATGGAACTCTTACGTTTTAACCCTCACCCAGTCACCATTGACGCAATGGCCGGCGACGAAACGCCTAAGCGTACGATTATGGGACTAGCGGCGCCATATGGGGAAGAGGCTGTAACCATGGATGGCACCCGCGTAAAATTTGCCCCTGGATCACTCCCCACGGACGGACGCGCGCCCAAATTGCTCCAGTACCACGACACCAGCCGACCTATTGGCCTCGTTACCGAACGCGTAGAGGTATTGACTGGCGACGCGCCAGGTATGTATTTCGCCGCTCGTATTAGTGACGTTCCAGAGGGTACGGCCGCGCTCACGTTGGCTATTGACGGCGTACTAGACGGGGTTAGTGTTGGCGTAGTACCTACCGAATGGACATACGACGACAACGGAACAATGATCGTTACGGCCAGTACCTGGAACGAGTTGTCAATGGTCCCAATGCCGGCGTTTGATTCCTCGCGTATCCACCAAATAGCCGCGCAAGCGGGTAATAATGAAGAACAGACGGAACCCGACGCCGTGGACCCAGAAGAAAACGAACCAGAGGAGAACCCAGAAATGGCCCAGAACGTTGAAACCCCAGAGCCTATTGAGGCTTCCACCCCCGTAACGCCACTCTGGGCCGCCGCCCGTGGTCATGCGCCTAAGTTGCCAACCCCCGCAGAATATATGGTGGCGTTCGCCGCAGGTTCTACAGCGTTTGCCGAAATGAACGCCCGCATTACTGCCGCCGCTCCAAATATCACAACGTCTGATACGCCTGGCATCCTCCCAGAGGTCATTACCGGCGGTGTCTACGATTCGCTTAACCCTGTGCGCCCGTTCGTTAGTGCCATCGGGACTAAGGCGATGCCATCGGCCGGCGCTACATTCCGCCGCCCTGTGCTTACCGTACGCCCAGTAGTTACACAACAGCCAACAGGCCAGTTAAACACGCTTGACCCATCAACCGTTACCGTGGCTAACAATGATGTCCAAAAACTGAGTTTCGGTACATACGTCACCGTGTCCGAACAAGATCTGGACTGGACAGACCCCGCGTCTGTAAATATCATCCTTGAGCAGTTGGCTATCGCCTACGGACAGGCGACCGACAACTACGCAGTAGACGCGCTTACAACTGCAACCACGCAGACCGAAACCGTCGTAGACCTTTCAAGCCCTGCCGACTGGATTGAAGCAATTTACGGCGCCGCATACCAGGTTTCCGTGAACTCCAACTACTTGCCTACCCATTGGGTCATGAATCCCGTAACATGGGCGAAATTGGGCCAACTCGTGGACACAACGGGCAGGCCAGTATTTCCGTCAGTTTCGCCAATGAACGCGTTTGGTTCACAGCAGGCGACAACCTGGAACGGTAACCCATTGGGCCTTAACCTTGTCGTAGATAAGAACATGGCCGGCGGTACTGGCGCAGGTGGCCTTCAGGGCATCATCGGTCACGCCGCAGGCGCAGGCGCAGGCTTTGAGTTCTACGAACAAATGAAAGGCGCGCTTTCTATTGACGTTCCACAGATCATGGGCCGTACGATCTCGTTCCGTGGTTACGCGGCGTCCTTTATGGCCGACGCTACTAAGTTCGTCAAACTCGTTAAGTCCTAAACCGAAAGGCGGGTAACCGTCATGGCGGTTTATTCAATAACCCACCACCAAAGGTTAGATAACTACGTAGTAGTACAACTACTCACTACGTCCGATATTGAGGTAGGCCAGTCCGTCACGCTTGCGGGCCTGGGCCAC